TTCTGCGTATGGTAGATTTACTGTAGGAACTCATATGTTTCTTTTCGTAAATCAAAACACTGATGGTAGTATAATTGATTATCCATTGATTATAGAAAAAGTCGGATCAAGAATCAGGCTAGGAACGGATGCAATAAAAAGACCTGTTGAAATGGGTGGTCCAGTAACTATACAAAACCTATCAGCAACTGGATTCGTTAGAACAAATTCTTCAGGATTGTTAACAAGCTCTCCATTGGTTTCTTCAGATTTACCGTCATTAGCATATTTACCACTATCTGGAGGAACTTTAACAGGACAATTAAAAGGAACTTCTATAAGTGCTTCTGGAAATATTTCTGCTCAAAATTTAGTGATTCCTGGTTCACTAAATTTTGGAATAAATTCTTCTGCGTATGGTAGATTTACTGTAGGAACTCATATGTTTCTTTTCGTAAATCAAAACACTGATGGGAGTATAATTGATTATCCATTGATTATAGAAAAAGTCGGTACGAGAATTAGGTTAGGTACGGATGCAATAAAAAGACCTATTGAAATGGGTGGTCCGGTAACAATTCAAAATCTTTCTGCTAATGGATTTTTAAGATCAAATTCTTCGGGATTAATAACGACTTCGCCTTTTGTTTCTTCAGATTTACCTTCTTTAGCATATTTACCACTTTCTGGAGGAACTGTTTCGAATGGTTTGAATATAAATCAAAATTTGTATGTTTCACAAACAGTTTCTGCAAATACTTTTAAAAAACACGGAGGAACATCTAATCAATTTCTTAAAGCTGATGGTTCTGTAGATTCAAATTCTTATGCTTTAAATTCTTCTTTAGGAAATTATCTTCCACGTTCAGGTGGTACATTAACTGGCGGAATTTCTTTATCAAATGTTACATCTGGTATTGGTTTAGGAATATATGGGACGAATGGTATAAATGATGGTTGGACTATAAGAGGTGGTTCTTCCGGAACAGATTTAGGTTATTTAGAAATTGCTACAAGAGACAATGGAAATGAACCTATATATGTAAGGCAATATGCAGATAATTTTACTAACCCTTTTAGAACAGTAACATTATTAGACGGAAATGGTTCTAGTAATTTTCCAGGAAATATTTCGGCTGCGAATTATTCGACTCCAGGGTCATATATATTCCAAAATAGTAATTCCATGTTTTGGTCTATCGCTGGAACATCTGGGGATATTTTTATTAGAAATCTTTCTGCAAACGGTTCTATTATAGATTACCCGTTTGTTATAGAAAAAACAGGTTTGAATAGAATTAGATTAGGTATGGGATCTATAATTCGTCCTGTAGAATTAGGTGGACCAGTAACAATTCAAAATCTTTCTGCTACTGGTTTTGTTCGATCAAATTCTTCAGGACTTTTGACAACTTCTCCATTAGTTTCTTCAGATTTACCGTCATTAGCATATTTACCACTATCTGGAGGAACTTTAACAGGACAATTAAAAGGAACTTCTATAAGTGCTTCTGGAAATATTTCTGCACAAAATTTAGTAACTCCTGGTTCATTAATTTTTAGAAATGATTCTTCAGCATTTGCATCATTTGGAGCAACATCAACAGAAATTTTAATTAGAAATCTTTCAGCTAATGGTGCTGTAATAGATTATCCAATTGTAATAGAAAAAGAGGGATTAGAGAGAGTTCGATTAGGAGCTTCTGGTAAAGTTAGACCTATAGAAATGGGAGGTCCAGTAACTATTTTAAATCTTTCTGCTAATGGATTTGTCAGATCAAATTCTTCAGGGTTGTTGACAAGTTCTCCATTAGTTTCTGGAGACATTCCATCATTATCTAATCTTTATCTTCCATTATCTGGAGGTACTTTAACAGGACAATTAAACTTATCACCATCTATACCATTAAGATTTACTCAAACTGGATCAGGAACTTATAATTTAGGTGTTTGGTATCATACTAGTGCTGGAACAATATATGAAAGAGCTAGAATATCAGATTCGTTGACGGCGACTCCGATAAAGTTTGCGATTGGTACAAGAGGATCTGCAACAAATATATTTGAAATTTCTAATATTGTTGGTATTTCTGCTAGACAAAGAATTTATTATGATGCTTTAATAGATTCTAATACAGATTATGCAGAAAATTGTTTAGAAGTTGCTACAAATACTAGTTCTCCATCACATTCATTTAAACCAGGAATAGGGTTTCATTCTCAAGGACAATATGCTTCATTATTTTATTTAAATGCTCGACAAGATTGGAAAGCAAAAGATGATACTGGAAATATTATAACATTTTATCATACTGGAAATTTACCATCAGTTTTAGGAAACTATCTTCCTTTATCTGGTGGAACTATGGGTGGGGATATTTCATTTACAAATTCTACAACGGGTCTGGGTAAAGGGATTTATGGAACAAATGGTGATAATGATCATTGGAGAATCGTTGGAGGTTCTACTGGGGCTAATTCCGGATATTTGGAAATTGCTACAGATGACGATATTTCAGAACCAATTTATGTGAGACAATATCGAGGAACATTCGCTTCGCCTGTCTCAGCAAGAACTTTAACATTATTGGATTCTAGTGGTAATACAAATTTTCCAGGAAATCTTTCGGCAAGTAATATGATAAATCGAGGTTCTTATTATGTTTCAAATTATGCTGCTGGTGGAAATCCTTCATTAATTACAAATCAAGGATTAGCAACATTTTATACCTTAAATCTTGATTATTATAGTACTGGTGAAAGGAGTTTAAAATTTGCAGATTCTTGTTACTTAGGACCAACATATGCAACATTTTTTAACAACGGATCTTCTCAAAATAATGCTATAGTTGTTAAAGGTGCTGGAAATCAAGGTTATGGTGGAATTTATTTTGGTGTTCCAGGACTTTATCCTGCATATATTGGTACTAGAGGTGATAATACCTTATATATTGCTGGCCCAAATATTAATTCTACTGGTGCATTATCTCAAAATGGAAATTCTACATTTATTGGACATACGAATATTGGAAGAGTTGCGTGGCCTGATGAATATTCCATGACAGTATATGATAAGTTTTATGTATCAGGAACATCATATTTTTCAACATTAAATATAAATGGAGTATCGACGTTTAATAAAAATTCTACATTTAATGGTATAAGTTATTTTAATAGTAATATTGTACAAAGTAAAGGAGATACATTTTTAGGAACTAAAAAAAATGTGGATATTTATTCTTTATATAACTACAATTATTCTCAATTTTATGGTACTAGTGTGTTTAATAATAATGTGATATTTAATGATCCGATAACATTAAAAGATACATCTCAATTTAATTCATCCGCAACATTTTCAGCATTAACAAAATTTAATGTTGGTCAAGTTTTAGAACCTACTTGGGTAAATTCTACTTCATATACTGTTACAGATATTTCTCCTGGATTTTTAGCATTTTCAGATTTAAGTACTTCTGCGACAAGAATAACATTATCTGATAGTGTTAGACCTGGAAAATTTATTATGATATTTAATTACTCTGGTGAAAATAGATATATACAATCTGATATCACTGCAGGTTTGAATACTTCATCTTCGAGTTATACTACAGAATTATTGATATCTGCAAATTCTTTATATCTTTGTATAAAATTATCATCAGGATTATATGCTGGTGGATGGAAGGTAAGATTATTATGATAAATTTAAGTAATTATATAAAATCATGTGAAAAAAATAATATTCAAATTTTAGAAAATACAGATTCTTTACATTTTGATAATAAACCAGTCGTAAAAATTCATCAAGATATTAATTATCAAAATACTAATAATTATCCAGACAAAAAATTTTTTCAAAGAAATTGTGAAGAATCGGAAAATGTATTTTGTTTACCTTTAGGAATTCAAGATAATACCGATTCTTTAATTGAAAAAACTTTAGAAAAGAATTTAGAAAAAACTATTTTATGTTCTTCTCAGTATTCACAATTTACTAGAAAAGAATTATTACCAGAATATTCTTTTGTGACTTATTTTGAGAAAGAACCTATAGAAAAATATTTAGAAAATATTGCTAAATCAAAATATGTTATATCACCACATGGAATGAGACCAGATTGCTACAGACATTGGGAATCTCTTTATTTAAATGCTATCCCGATAACTTTAAAACATCCTAAATTAAAATCATTTGAAGATCTACCTATTTTGTTTTTAAATTCTTGGGATGAACTTTCCGAAGAACTTTTAATAAATGAATATGAAAGCTTACTAAATAAGTCTAGAGAAAAGCTTGATCTAAATTATTGGATAAAATTAATGAAGGAATAAGTATGGAAAAAATCGATGGAATTGCAGAAGCTTTAAATACCACATTCAAAACAGCAGATATTCCAAAAGCTATAGAAAAACTTGATTCTAAAATAATTCAAGCTAAAACCGTAAATGCAAATGAATATGCAACTTTAGAAGATAAAGATTATCTCAAAATGGAATTAATGGAAATGATTTCTTCTATGCAACATGCGAAACGATTTCTTGAAGATAATTTTTTAAAACCCGGATGTAAAGCAAGCGAAATAGAAAGTTATAGTATGCTTTCAGAAAAGATTTTGACTGCAATTAAAGAACTTAGAATACTTAATATGGATGTTATTAATACAAACATTGCTCAAAAACGTTTAGAACAATCTTACCAAATTAAAACAGGAACCATCACAAACAATGTTCAAAATAATGTTTATATGTTAGATTCAAAATCTTTAGATGATATGATTAAAAATGCTGAAAATAATAGAAGAATAGATTCTATAGATGTAGATTTTGAAATTGATGATCAGATAAAATAAAGTTGACTAAATAATTAAAATTAAGAGAGATTAATAAATGAGTTTTAAACATTTTTATTATAGAAATATCACAGACAAATCAATAATCTTCGAATCAGTTTTTGAAACTTATTACGAAAAAGGTTATTTTGGAAAGTTGGATAAAGATACTATTAAAACTCAACAAAAATCCTGGTTTGATAAGTTGATAATGCTTTTAGATGAAGGAGATCAAGATTGTCTTTTTAACGTTCTACAAAATAGAGATAATATAACAAGACAATGGGTTTCTAGAATTTATAATGAAGATATCACAGAAAGCTCTAGACAAGAAATCAAAGACTTTCTAGAAAAGGTCATCAAGTGAAATTCCAAGAACATATTCAATACTTAACAGAAACTGAAGAAATGACTTTTAGAATAGGGTATGGTGTAAGAGATTCAAAAACTCATAAGCTAATCAAATTCTTTAACAATCTAAAATTTTATCAAGAACTTAAACAATTCAAAACTGAAGAAGAAAATGCTAAAAACCTAGAACAAAAGAAATGGAAAATCACAAACGAACTCCAAGATAAAGATTTAAGATTTTTCGAATTTTGGGGAGACTCTGAAATATACCCAATCACAAAAGATGAACCAGATTATAGAAAATTTAAAAAAGGAATTTAATGAAAAATGAACATAAGTTTCAAAGAGAATTTAATCAAATAGCGATAGATGGAATTATTAGAGAGATAATTGGACCAGATAAATGCTTCGAAATTGAAACTAAAAAAGATTATAGAGTTGTAGTATATCAAGGAAACGATATGAAAATCTCTACTCATATCTTTTGTAAATATTTTGATTTAGTCTTTTGGAAAAATCGTGATGTAGAAGATGTTTATAGATTAAATTTCGATGAAGAGTCTTTTGAATTTGCTAAAGATCTTCTAATGGAATTCTTAGAAAATCATTTTGTAGAAGAACATTTAAAGAAATTGAAGAAAATTAAACAAAGAAAAATTCTAAGAAGACATTGAATAAATTAATTTGAGGTGATTCATGATAGATTTTAAAAATTTCGTAAAAGAATATTGTATAACAGGTTCTATAGATTCAGGATTAACTAGAGTAAATTTAAATGGTGTGCAAAATAATATATTACAAAATTTCCAAAACAAAAGATCTTTAGATTTAATTTCTAGACAATCTGGTGGATCTACTTTAATAAATCTTGTGACAATTTACCAAGCACTTATAAAAAATGAAGATGTAGTAATTCATTCCCAAAGACCTAAAGATACTCTATATAGTTTAAAACTCTCTTTAGAATATCTTCCACAAGAATTTCAAACTTATCAAATTTTCCAAGATAAAATAAAATTCAAAAATTCATCTATCTTTGTATCAGATTTTAGAACTCCAAAAAGAGGAATGAATTCTAAAATAGTTTTTCTAGATAATCCTAATATTTCTAAAAATCAATTAGAAGAATTTATTCACACATACGCATTTTCTAAAGAATTTCATATAGTAACTTCTGCAATTCCTTCTCATAAAGAATTCTATGAAAATTGTGAAAAAATAGGTTTCTCAAAATGCATATCAAAATGGTCATTAGATGAACTAAGAGATGAAAATTGGAAAATAGATATGATGAATAGTATTGGGATAAAATATTTTAAACAAGAATTCGAATGTGAGGTATAATAATGCATTACGTCTATAAAACAACAAATAAAGAAAATGGAAAATATTATGTAGGAGTCCATAAATCAGAAAATATTCAAAATGATTCATATCTAGGTTCAGGATATATTCTAGCAAAAGCTATAGAAAAATATGGAAAAGAATCATTTACAAGAGAAATTTTATTTGAATTCGAAACTCCTGAAGAAGCATTTGAAAAAGAAAGAGAAATAGTGAATGAAGAGTTCGTAAAAAATGAACAAACTTATAATATAGCTTTAGGTGGACATGGTGGAAAACTCACTGAAATAAATCCATTCTTTGGAAAACATCATTCAGATGAAACTAAGGAAATATTAAGACAAAAAAGTACTGGTAGAATTCATACAGAAGAATCTAGAGAAAAAATTTCTAATTCGATGTTAGAATATTATGATTCATTATCCGAAGAAGAATGGAACGAATTATCTAAAAATGTTTCTGGAGAAAATAATCCATTTTTTGGTAAAACTCATTCAGATGAGACGAAAGAATATTTGAAAACTATTAACACTGGAAGAACACATAGTGAAGAAGCCAAACAAAAAATGTCTGAAAATAGTACAAATAAAGGAGTTCCAAAATCTGAAGAATTCAAAGACCATTTGTCGAAGTTATTTAAAGGTCGAACTAATGAATGGAATCAAGTTACTAACAGGAATCCAGAGAAGATTAGAAAGACTGCTGAAAAACATAGAGGAATGAAAAGATCTGAAGAAACTTGTAAAAATATTTCAGAATCTCTTATTGGAAAAAATAAAGGAGTTGATAATAAAGAATTTAAAGGATATTGGGTAACACCTTTTGGAAAATTTGATTCCCTAAAATCAGCATCTGAAGCTACTGGAAATTCTATTATATGTATCCGCGATAGATGTTTAGCAAAAAATGAAAATAAAATCGCAAAACAAAGTGCAATAAAAGATCCAAAGATTTCAGAAAATGATATAGGAAAAACTTGGAAAGAAATTGGATGGGGATTTGAACCAGTTATTAAGGAGAAATTATAAAATGTTTTTAGGAAATCCTAGTCTTAGAGGTGAGGGTGAGAAAGTTGCAATGACTGAACATGAAATTGAAGAGTATATAAAATGCAAAAATGATATTATATATTTTGCGGAACATTATTTTTATATACAAACTATTGACGAAGGTAGAAAAATAATACAATTGTGGGACTTCCAAAAAAAGTTATTAAAAGCATTTCAAACTCCTGGTAACAATAAAAGACATGTTTGTTTGTTATCCGCCCGCCAAATGTCAAAGAGTACTACAGCTTCGATATATTTTTGTTGGAAATTATTATTTGATAAAGATAGTACTTTTGCAATCCTAGCAAATAAAGAAGCGACCGCCCAAGAAATTCTTTCCAGAATACAAATGGCATATGAAAATTTTCCACTATGGTTACAAAAAGGTGTTAAGGAATGGAATAAAAAAAGTTTAACATTAGAAAATAATGTAAAAATTATTGCAGGATCTACTAGTAGTAATAGTATCAGAGGTTTCTCAATTTCAGAATTACTTCTAGATGAGGCAGCCTTTATACAAAATGGTTTGTTCGAAACTTTCTGGAATTCAATTTTGCCTACTATTTCTTCAGGAAAAAAAAGTAAGATAATTATAGTATCAACACCAAATGGTCTTAATCATTTTTATAACATTTATAAAGATGCTGTAGAAGGTAGAAATGATTTTTATCCAATTAAAATAACATGGAAATCCAGACCTGATAGAGATGAAGCTTGGGCTGAAAGAACTAGAATGAATATGTCTGAAAAGAATTGGCGACAGGAATTTGGATGTATTTTTGCTGGTAGTAGTAATACATTAGTTGATGGTGATGTTTTAGAAAATATTATTACAAAACCACCAATTGATTATAAATATGGAACATCTTTTACAATTTATGAAAAACCAAAAGATGGATGTCAATATATAGTTTCTGTAGATCCGGCCAAAGGCACATCTGATGATTATTCTACAATTCAAGTTTTAAGAATAGATCATCTTCATTCTTTAGAACAAGTTGCTATATATAGAAATAATACAATTAGTCCAGATAATTTTTGTCAGATTATTATAGGGGTTTCAGATTATTATAATAAATCTTATATTATGATAGAAAATAATGATATAGGATCTTTAGTATGTGATAAGGTTTTTTATGAATATGAGTGCGATAGATTATTAAATTGTGATGTCAAAGGATTGGGGATAAGAGCAACAAAAAAAACGAAACTAGAAGGAAATATGTTATTAAAAGAATATATCGAAAATGGTTGGTTAAAGATAAATGATTATGATACTATAAAAGAATTAGGACGATATACAGAAATAAGCCCTAATGTTTTTCATGCAGCAGGACAAAATGAAAATGATGATACTGTTACGGCACTTGTTTGGGGTTTGTATTATTTAAAAACACCATTTTATGATACTATAGAAAATGGAAGAAGTGATGTAAAAAGCGTAGATAAAAAGTATCAATTAGATGAAGAGAAGCCTATATTTTTTTCCTCAAATGATTTCTCATACAATCCGGAATACAATCCTGGATATTCTCAGCAAAATTACAATAATTTTTCTAATGATTTTGACAATTTTTTCTAAAGTCTATCTAAAACTATTCTAGATAAATATTAGGAAAATAGTTTTAGATAAATAATTTTAAATAAGATTTAGGAGAAAAAATGGTAAACATGTCTTATCCTGGAGTATACCGACAAGAGATTGACATATCGAATGCTGTGGTGAATGATAACACTTCGGTAGCTGCGGTAATGGGTCGAGCTTTGAAGGGTATTCCTAATTCAAAAATTTTGGTAAACAATGAAGCGGGATTAATCAACACATTTGGTTTTCCTATTGTTTCGGGATCATTTCCTTTAGTTTCTGCGATAGATTATGGAATTTATGCTGGTATAGAGGCTTTGAGAGAGACTTCGAATTTATATTATGTAAGATTGACTGATGGAACTGAAAAGTATTCCAACACTACAATTTCTACAAGTGTATCTTCAACAGATTCTGGATCAGTTTCTGTAATGTCTGCTGCACCTTCTACATCATATCCTCAATTAGTTGGATATACTGAAGGGAATACTGTAACAGATAATTACGATTTAAGAACATTTAATGGAACGCCTTCTGGATTAAGATTTTCTGCAAAGGGTCCAGGAATTTATGGTAATAATCTTGCTGTTGCAGTTTATACCAATTTAGTTTCTGCCACTTCTTTATCTGCAAAATTTGATTGGGGAGAATTTTATGATGATGTTGGAGTATCTGCGAACAAGAGATCTGACAAAATCTTTAAGGTAGAAGTTTTTACAAAGGTTGATAATCAGGTTTTTGATAGTACTTGGTGGGCTTCTGTTTCTGCGGCACCTATAGAAGTATTTTATTGTTCTACAGATTTTACTATGTTAGATAATCAGGGAAATAGTTTATATGTAGAGGATGTTGTAAATGGTTCTTCGGAATATGTTTATGTCACTTCTAATAAGACTGATGGAAGTTTACCAGCATTTACCACATCTGGAATAGGATTTAGTGGTGGTGCTAATGCTAGTTCTTTAAGTGCTTTGAATGCTAGTACTATTTGGAGCATTTTTGAAAATAAGGAAACTTCTCCATTATCAGTTGCTATAGTTATTCCAAGAACTATGAATTCGTATTCTGATCCTACTGAAGTTGCTGTTGTAGATTCATTAGTTGGAAGACGTTTAGATTTTACTGGATATGTTCAAGCGAGTAATTTGACAGCAGTTACTTTTGATAGTATTAAGAATAATGCTTCATTAGTATCGATAGCTTCAAATCCTTCTTACTTTGGAAAATATGTTGGATGGAATTTAGTATTGGATAGATATAATTCTTCAAGAGTTTATTTACCAAATAATATCTACGCTGGTGCTATTTCATTAAGAACTGATAGAGTATCAAATCCTTGGGAAGCTCCTGCTGGCATTGAAAGAGGTATTTTACCAAGTGGTGTTCAGAATGTTAATTTGACTCATACAGTTGCTGGTCCATTATACGAAAGATATAATTTAAATACTGTAAAATTCTTAAATGGTGTTGGTAATGTTATGTGGGGACAAAAGACTGCACAACTTAAGAAGACTGCTAGAGATAGATTAAATGTTAGAAAGATGTTAATATATGTAGAGAACAATTCAGAAGCTATTTTAAACAATTTCTTATTCCAAGGAAACACTGTAAAGGCTAGAGAAAGAGTTTCATCATTATTGAATGCTTTTATGCAAACTGTTCAATCTGGTGGTGGTGTTCAAAGTTATAGGGTTGTTTGTGATTCTTCTAATAATACTTCTGCTACAATTGCTCAGAATATTTTAAATGTAGATATTCACGTTCAGCCTACTTATACAATTGAATTTATCAAGTTAAGTGTTATAATTTCTGCTGATTCTGTAAATGTAAACGAGGGAGCTTAATCATGGCTGGTATGTATATTGAAGGAAGAAAGATAAGAAATTTTGCGGATGTTCAGCATAATTATTTGTATGAAATTACTTTTAAGAATGCTGGTGCTTTAATTGGTTGGGGTGAAGAAGATGTTACTTTAAGAGCAAGATCTTTTACAATCCCTTCTAGAGGAAATGAAGTCATAGAATCTAATTTTGGAGCTATGAAACAATATTTTCCTGGAAAGCCCGTATTTACTGGAACTACAGATGTAACATTTGAGGAAACCCAATCTCAAGGTGTTGCTAGATTTATTCATGCATGGCAACAGAAGATTTTCAATTTATATGATGGTCATGCAAATTATTCTAGAAAACGCGGAAATGCTGGCGGGAACATTGCTACTGATGGTATTTGTGATTTAGTTGTTATCAAAGCTTTTAGAGTTGATAATACTGAAGAAGAGAATAAATATTATTTCGTAAATGCTTGGTTACAAAATGTTAATGAAGTAAATGTAGATTATTCTCAAGCATCAGATGGTGTTAAGTTTACAATCACTTTACAATATGATTTTTGGACTTATGGAAAAGAAGATCCTAAGTTTAATGATCAAGGTGGTTCTAATCAAGTTCCTGGAACAAATCCTGGAGTAAAAGAATAAATTCAATAAGGGTGTTTAATGAATCTCTTTAATGAAAATCGTTCACAAGGACCAGTTACAAATGCGACTCGGTCCTTTTTTACGAGAAAGACTATCCAAAGATCTTATAATTTTTTAGTTAGATTTGATTTAAGTAATAGTTTACAAGGATCTAATTTATCAGAGTATCATGCAGTTTCTGTAGAGCTTCCTAATTATGAATTTAAAAAGGAAGAATATAGGATTGGATCTTTTATAAAATCTTTTCCTGTATTAGATCATAATGGATTTGAGTTTACTATGAAATTTGAAGAAGATGATATTGGTACTATTTCAAATTTAATAGACAATTTAACAAGACTTATTATAAAACCAAATGGATATTATAATTCTATTGCAGAATCTGTTATAGATAATATTATAGTTTCTGTTCATAGAAGTGATGGTGTGAATGTTTGCACTTATGTTTTCAATAATTGTTTTTATTTGAAATCATCGACACCGAC